TTTCGATTCACATCGCCACTGGTATACCCCTGCCCGTGCGCCAGAAACTCTACAACAAACTGACTCAAGACCCCGCCCTCAAGCAAATGAGAAAACTGTTTTCAGCATTCGTTCGTGGATACAAGTCCTACGAAACCTCGAAGCTCAATGATGCTGATTTCTTTAATGCCGTCGTGACCTTCGCGACCAACGCGAAGTCACTCCCTCGACAACAAAGAAACAAAACAGAATTCCCCCGACCCTCCCATGCTGAACGATCTGCTACAATCAACAATCGCAAGAAGAAGAGCGCGACCCCCGTTTCCTCTTCAGATCAACAATAAACCGAAGCCGCTCCCTCCATGTCCCACGCTGAAAAGCGAAAGTTCAAGCATGCAAACAAACCCCAGTCGAAGGAAGCTCAAGGACCATTTGATATATTTGATTCCTTGATCTCCCCTTTGGTTGCCGCTGCCGAGAAATTCGGTCCGAAAGCAACGATACTTTTGGAAGTCCTTCAAGTTATCTTGAACCCCACGACTACCAATATCGCCTTCTCGGCCGCCCGTATTTTCCTCGCCCACCCCAAACAATTCACACATGCTGCCCGTGTTGTTATTGAACGTGCCCTAACCGGCATCAAGCTCATTGCCACCGTTCTTTACAACCAGTCATCCAAATTGCTCAAGCCCCTCGCTGATAAGTTCAAATCGTATTTCGAGCCCTCAGATGACATCGTTCCTGATGATCTCCCCCCGAATTACGAAGAACAAGTTAAGCGTATGACTGAACAAGCCATGCGTGAACAAGCCATGCGCTCTCGCACTCCTCACCCGATGCCTGAGCCTGGCCCGTCCACTCCCCCCCCCCCCCGTCCTCTCCTGAAGCCTCGAAAGAAGCCCAAGGAAATCTCGCCTCATACCTGTCGCCCGCCGTGATAGGATATGATTGGCCTGATGGAAGTACCCGTGCCCGCCCGTTTGACCCCTTGCACCCCGATTTCGATACATGCCCATTCATTCACCCTCACAAGTGTAACATTATCGATCGGAGTGCTTTTGCCCCCAAGAACCCTGCACAAGGCCACTTCCATTCCCGTACCCACGTGATCTTTGACCCTCGAATTTACACTGCTGGAAGACTTACTCAACACTGTTACTCGCTGCCAGTTGAGTGTCTCCCACATCTGCCCAATTTCGAAGAAGCCATTGATTACGCCTACATGCACGAGAACCCAGTTTACTGGCCTCTAACGCATGTATGGTGTCCCGAAACCCGTACCCTCGTCCCTATGGATCTTGTTGCAGTTGACCCCAGCTATACAACTTTGATCGATAGTGGTGTATCCTACATGATGCGAATCCCTGCCAACGATCCTGTTGCTCGCGCTAACCGCACTCGCAATTTCAACATCGCCCTCACTGAAACTCGTGTACAATACACCCAACCTGCCTCGCTTTTTGTTAGGAATACCCCCCGTTTCCAGGAAAACATTCACCATGTCCACCCTGAATTCCTCGAATACCCCTACATCAAGCCCTCCGCTGCAAACTCCACCGCCCGTCTCAGTTTACTGAACGCAGTTCACCGCTGGTCAGGAGCTTTCGATACCCACGAAACCCTGATGATGGCTTATTTTGCCGCCAAAGGCCAGTTGAAGACCTGGGTAGGAATCGATGAGATCGCCTCCGGTCCATCCTTCCCCTACACCCTCTTCTGTACACTCGCCCCCAAATACTATGCCTACGCACTCGCCTATTGGTTCTCTGCCTACGTCCCGAAAGCAGTCCCATACCGTCCTGCGCGAAAAGTGTACCGTGTCTCGCCAAACTTTGCTACGAAGTACTGGGCCCCAAAGCTCAGTCCCACACTTCATCCCATTGCTTGGCAACTCCCCGCCCACATGTATGCGAATCTATGGGGGGAGCATGAGGAGCCCACTCGGGTTCCCCTGTTCCTTCCTCGCCGATTTGCACAAGAGTTCACACTCTCAACGTCCGATATAGTCCAATGCGTGAGTGATTTGTATTCCGCACTCGCCCACTGCTTTGGTTTCGGTGATGGCTTTAAAAACCTCATCGACCGTATTAAAACGTTCTCCACCACTGTGGTTGGAATCCGCAATGTGTTTGAACTGTTTGGTATGATTCAACGACTTCTGAAAAGTGTCCTCAATGCCCTGTCCATCTGGGTTTGCGGATATCCACTATTCGACTCCCACACCTACAAGGTATATCAGAAGATCGACGATTTTTACGCCGAACTCATTCCATTCCAATCTATCATTTCCAACCCCAACCGCACGAAAGACGAAGCTGACTCGACCCTTGTCTTCCTTCAACGTTGCCAACGACTTGCCCTAGAAGTTGCCACCATTGACCAAGACGCTGCCCCTGTTATTCGTTTCCGTGCCGCCTACGCCGCCCTTCAAAAGACCCGCGCCGATATTCTTGCCACCTCCAGTGTTGCCGTCGCTCGCGTTACTCCCGTTTCGCTGATGCTTGTCGGTCCTGCCGGTAAAGGTAAGACTCAACTTGTTGACCATTTGCTCCATTTGATCCACGC